TTTTCGTCTATTACATCATTCACAAAATTTATCTTTGCAGTTATAAGATTTAGGTCTTTGGACAATTTATCCGAAATGTCTTTCTGCCTCTTTGTATAATACTCGCACCTGATTGTCCAAAATCTGTAGACAATTTCTTCGACTGACTCCACTTTAATTATTTCATTTTTTTCATTGAAAACATGGATATTTTTAGAAGACAGCATACTAGTCAATTTTAGTTTCTTTTCGAATTCTTTATTGTCTCTCCAGTTAACAATGTTTTCCAGGGGAATCTTGATTTCAAAATGTACTTTAGTTTCTGTTGAATTATTGATGTAGCTATAAATTTCATTTTCTGTTTCTAGTTTATCTAAATGTGATTTGTAATCTTCAGTCCATGTTCCAATAGGAAGTTCTGTAATTGTTACTTTATTTGATTCAATTTTGTATACACCTTTTGTTATCCAACGATTTTCTTCTATCTTTGTAATTACACCAGTAAACCCTTTATACCATGGGGTAAGTTCTTCAATGTCTGCATCAGGGTCATCTACTAGTTTAAGAAGTCTATCTTTTAGATCATCCGGATTAAAACACGGTACATCCGTTGAAAATCCAGTTCCAATTCCGCATGCTCCATTAATAAGGATAAGAGGAAGCACGGGTACATAAAAAGATGGTTCAATTGAAAATCCGTCATCGTCTAGATAATTGAGAATAGATGTACTAAAATCGTCAGAATTAAAAAGATTCTTAAAATTCTTTGAAAGATGTGTAAAGATGTACCTGGGACTCGATGAATCTTTCCCACCCAGAAGTCTAGTACCAAATTGACCAACCGGTTCTAGAAGATTCATGTTGTTAGAACCCACGAATGTTTGTGAAAGACCGATGATAGTATCCTGAAGACTTGCTTCTCCATGATGATAACTTGATATTTCTGAAACGTAGCCAGCAAGCTGTGATACTTTAATTTCAGAATACAAATTTCTTTTAATACAGGCGTAGATTATCTTTCTTTGCGATGGTTTCAATCCATCTACAATACTTGGGATAGATCTTACATTATCAGCTATTGAAAAAAGTACAAGTTCTTTATTTATCAGATCTTTTACTCTTACGTTACATTTTGTGTAGTCTAGTGTTTTAGGGGATGTAATATTGTCTAAGATCCATTTCTTTCTAGCATCAGCCTCTGTTTTTGTAAATGCCATTTGCAGGTATTTTTCATCTGTATTAGATTCTACTTTGTAGTCTAGTGTCATCATATTTTTAAAATATTCCTTGGCTTCAGCTGAAGTGCTTGTACCAAGTCCCTTGTAGTATTTTATCTTGTATCCACTGACATTATTATGTTCTTTCCACTTGTTGTAGTCGCTTAGGTTGTAGAAAGGCATTACCATGTCTTTTTTTGATACTTTGATAACAGGCGTAACAAGTGAAGAAATGAAATCTATCTTCAAAAGTTCCGGCCAGGAATTACCAATGAAATTTACAAGAAGGCTTTTAATATGAAACCCATCTGTATCAGCATCTGTCATTATAAGTATTTTTCCATATCTGAGCTCAGATACATTCTTGTATTTTTTACCATTTTGAAGTCCGAGTATCTGTTTAATGTTATTAATTTCTTCGTTTTTAGACAATTGTGAATAAGTTGCAGTTCTTGTATTTAGTAGCTTTCCTCGTAGAGGGAAAACACCATATGTGTCTCTTCCAACTACAGAAAGACCTGAGATAGCCGTAGCTTTTGCTGAATCACCCTCTGTAAATATGATAGTACACTTGGATGAATCCTTTGTACCAGCCCTGTTTGCATCATCAAGCTTTGGAATGATGATTCTTGATGTTTTCTTACCGTCTGTTTTTTGTAGAGACTTCTTTTCCTTTGCATCAGCCAAAGCAAGTACATTTTCTATGATGCCAAGCTTTGACACACTCTTCACAAATTCATCAGAAGCTGAGAATTTACTTCCAAACCCTGATACTTTTGTGATGTGCTTTTCTTTAGTCTGAGAGGAAAAAGAAGGATTCTCAATGATACAATTTATGAAAACGAAGATGTTATCTTTGATGTAATTAGGTTTAATAGTAAGACTTTTGTGTTTTTCTTGGATGATCTCTGTAATTTTTTTTACAATGGGTCCGATGACATGCTCCACATGACTACCTCCATCTGATGTATTCACTCCGTTTACGAATGAAATACACTGAAATCCGTTTTCAGATGGGGCAATCGCCACTTGCCATCTAGGAGTTTCTTGAATAACTCGTGGACAGTTCTTTTTAAGACCGATATACATAGAAATGTATTCGGAAAAATCTTTTACATTCAGTTTTTTATCGTTGTAATATACATCAACACCCTTGGGTGTGATAGCACACATATCAAATGTGCGCCTAATTAGAATACGTTTCGTGTCTTCATTTAGAGTGTCAACGCCAAACCTTTTAAAATCTGGCTTGAATGTGATTTTTGTGTATTCTTTTACTGATTTCCCCAGTTTTGGCTTACAGATTTTGCTTAGATTTTTTTCAAAGGTCTGTGTGTATTTTTTACCCGCAGATGCTGTCTCAACCGTGAATGTATCAGAAAAGATAGCTGCAAGTTTAGCACCCAGTCCGTTAAGACCTCCTGTTGTTCTTTTCTTAGAGTCGTCATGATTACTAGTGGTTAGAAGATTTGCAAAAATAAGCTCGGGTATGTAAATGTTATATTCTGGATGAATCTCTATAGGTATTCCAGAGTCGTTATAGATTGAAATTGTATTATCATCTGAAATCCAAACCTTTATACATGTCATGTTGTTATTTCTTTGACGTTCATCCGATGCATTTGTCAAGATCTCATCAAAAATCTTGAAAATGCCCGGATTCCATCGGCATGTCTTAATGCATGCAGTGTTAGTTTCTTGATTTATAATCCAGCATTCAGATGATACATCTGAAATGTCTCCTACGTACATACCCGGTCTTTCTAAAACATGTTCTATCTGGCTATATTTTTTGTAGTTTTCAGCCATAATTCAGTTTGATGTAAAGTAACTGATTATAAATTGTATTTTATTTTTAAACCAGTTATTTTTCTGTAAAATTTTATTGCATATTTCTTAATCATTTGATGGATACAATGTTTTAAGATTGTGTATCATACTGTTAATTTGTTCAGCTGTTCTAAGTCCTACAAATTGGGTTTTATTATTTTTATACTTTATGATAGTCGTTGGTATGTTATAGATTCTATTTTTAGATAAAAATTCTTCAAATTCATCATTTTCCACGTCAATTTTATATGTTATACAATTTGGCATATCTACTAGTATCTGTTCTATTTGTTTACAAGGGAGACACCAATCTGTACCGAACTTAATAAATACGATAGTTTCTCCAAAATCAATATCATTAATACTATTATAAGAGTCTACGCTGTGAATGAATTGTGCCATTTCCATTAGTATTAATATATAATTTATTTTTAAGTTATATTTAAATTTAAAAAAATATACACATTCTGTAATACGTTTATATGCTTGTTTCTAAATTCGACTTTTACAGATTTGATATGCAAGCCGTAGTGATAATTATATCAGTTGTATGTTTATGCTTAGGTATAAATAAATACATTCAAAAAGATAAACCCGATGAAGAGAAAAATAATGAAACTTTAATTTTTCTAGGAAGTATAATCCTAGGATTTTTTATTAGTTTTATTGTTTCATATGCAACACTAGAACCGGATAATTTAGATACGTCTGATTATTATAATTAATAATATTTAGTTAAATTATTATGTCAATAAGTCTATCAAAATTTAATCCTCGTAAGATAGAAGAAAAAAGACTAACAGGTTCTGGGCCAGCTACTTGTGTTTTTATAGGAAAGAGAGGAACTGGTAAAAGCACATTAGTAGCTGATATATTATATCGTCTACGAAAGATTAATGCGGGTGTTGCAATATCTGCAACCGAAGATGGAAATGCTTTTTATTCTAATTTTATACCTGAGATACTTATACATTCTGAATACAAACCAGAGATTGTACAGCAAATAGTAACTCGTCAAAAAAAAGTAATAGATGGTAAAAAGAAAGACTCTGATAAAGACGTATTTGTTTTATTGGATGATTGTATGTATGATAAACGTATGATAAGAGATCCAAATATACGAGGTATATTTATGAATGGTCGTCATTGGAGGATTACATTTTTATTGACAATGCAATATTGTATGGATTTACCCCCGGACCTTAGAGCTAACATAGATTACATCTTTATTCTTCGTGAAAATATTATACAAAATCAACAAAAGTTGTATAATAATTTCTTTGGTATATTTCCGCATTTTTCAGTTTTTCAAGATGTACTTAATAGTTGCACAGAAGGCTATGACTGTTTAGTTTTAGATAATACATCTAGAAGTAATAATATAACAGACTGTGTCTTTTGGTATAGAGCTACTCCCAATCGTAAATTTAAAATAGGCTCTAAAGACCTCTGGAGCTACTGTAAAAAGAATTATGACGCTAAAAAAGCAAAGGAAGTACCAGAATTTGATGCTAAAAAGATGAAAAAGAAGAACGCACCAAGTGTAGCGGTCAAGAAATTAAAGTAAATTATCCTCATCGGAGAAATTAACTATACTATAATGTCTTAGTCCTATAAACAAGGGTAATTGAACACATGTTGCATGTACAATCGAATGTAAGTTCCCTGTATTAAATTTATTATTATATCTCCAACATAAGAAAGAAAAACATGATACAAATCCAGTGAGAGGCTGAGATCTGGGATATAGATTTACATAAACAGTTAAACATATGTTACAGGCCGAGTCGAATATTGTCAATTCGCGTTTATAAGGAAGAGATAGTGCAAGACTCCCATGACATAATACCCCGTTGATCGCTATAATATATCCGGGGATTGTGTTTGTATACATAAATAACAATGTAAAAAGTGCAAGAACTACTTCACGCCATAATATATCCATTTATATCTAATAATGGATATATAGTGGTTTTAAATTCCTTTTATTTTTTACTAATGTATTTGTATTTGTAAATAGCTATAACTACAATTAATATAATTATAAGATATAACGCCAATTTTATATATAAACTTGGTGTTTTCTCAATTGAATCGTATAATTCTTTTTTAGTTGTATTAAACCAATTAATACATACAATATGAGGAGGACAAATATTGAACCAATGGGTAAACATTCTAATGTCTATAGGATATGCACTGTATATGTACTTTAAATTACAAGTTTTGTCTTGAATAGCCGTAGAATTTTTAAGTGAAGTAACATATGTACCCATAATCGGATGAATTTCTTTTTTAGATCCCCTTAATAATGCATTTCGCGATTTTTCCCACAATTCAGGGAATTGTCTTTCAGCCTCATTAATTTGAGTCTTTGTGAGTGGATAAGGGGTGTGCGGATGTATTAAATTTAAATTATCTGAATTGTAAAGTTTTAAAGTACGTTTAATTGTCTTATTCCAGATATTATTAGTTCCATAAAATTGTTCCAAAAGTTGAATAACTGTTTTTCCTTCATCTGTAAAAAATAAATCACGTGTTACCTCTTTTACTACATAAAAGTCATCATTGAAATAAAGAAAATGCTCTGATAAACCAGGTATTTTATGTAAAGATGATTCGATTGCTAGAGAATTAAATACAGGACCTAATCCCATTTCTGAATGATCTATTAGTATTTCATTTTTTGTAATACATCCAGGAGTCTGTTGTTGTGTAACAATAAATACATTACGAACCCATGTCATATTCTTACGAATAAGTTTTAAACATAATGAAAGTTCTGAATCGGGTGGAGCACAATCTGGACTCCATCTTTCTGATCTTTTAAACGGCTTTTTAAGAGTATTTTCATATCTTTTTATCCACGCCTCATCTGTTGTGTCTACCCAAGTAATAACAACATCAATTGGGAAAGAATCGGGGTTATCCATTACATTACAATATGTATTTATTAAATTACTAAAAAAAATACATATTAAAAAAATGTGTATACATTAAATAACAGTTATGCCAACTGAAGAGGAAAAAAGACAAGAACTGATAAAGTGTATAACACGATACTTTAAGGCTGAAAACGATTATCTCAGAAGATGCGCGAGTGAATTAAAAAATTACGGGATAGTAGTTATAGACCTCAATTTGATTAAAAAAGAAAGTGACTTTTTAAGGAAAACAGACTGGTTTTCAGAAATAAAGAAATTTCAATTGAGGGATTTCAAAACAGATAATCCACAACACGGATTTGTATTAGGAGCATTTGGGGCATTGGGTAATCCATCTAGCTTTCATAATCTAGTTATGTATCAATTAAGATACATTCTCTTTAAGAAACTTTCTAGAGTTTTTGGATACATGGACAATAAACGTTACTTAGAGTCTTTATTTGACCGTGTTGCAATCCGTAGAGAAGGTACAAGTATTAGTGGTGAGTCTTTTCACAGAGACACTTGTAGTGTTCAAAAAGATTCAGATCACATTTACGGAGGATGGATAAATTTAGACGACAGTGGTAGTCAATATTTCTCCTGTGTTCCTGGTACACACACGTGTGCGGGACGTGGCGGTTTTGAAAAGATATCGGGTGATTATCCAAACAAAGTAAAAATAGAAATTAAACCAAAACAGGTTATTATCTTTAACCAGAACATTATACACGAAATTAATAAACAGAAATTCACCAGGAATTCAGTAAGGCTTTATCTGGGCTGGAGACACACTAATGAATCCGAACCTCTTTTTAACAGTAAAACCAACCCACAATTTAACATAACACAAATTCTACAAAGACAACTTGTTCCACCGCTACCAAGTGGAGATCTCGCTGTTATGTATAGTAAAAACCATCCAGGATTATGGAAAAGTCGCATGGAAATACTTTCATCTGAAATAAAAGATTATTACCTTGAGACCGATCCCAAAAAAACACAAAGATACAAAGACGGTAAAGTAGTTAAAAGGGCTCTAAAAGAGCCTATACAATTAGTACAGATTCCTGATTATCTTAAGACAATTTATTACCCCAATAAAACTTTTTACAACTGAGAATGAAAATCGCTAGTGTTTGGTTCGTTTACAATTAATAGTTCGTTTAGTCTTTTATTTAGTATTTCCAGCTGCGCAGAGTTGCGCTGCCGCAACGACTTCAACCGCCTTTCCTCTACCCTGATACGTTTCCTTACCGAGTAAATTTCCATCTGTTTTTTCTTTTCTGGTGATAATGAACTTGGCTTTCCATCGGGACGGACAGGTTTTCGCTCATTTTTTCGCATAACCTTACTATCCCATTCTGGGTCTGTTATAGTAGGACAATTGTTAGCATAATGCCCATACTTTAAACATCTATAGCATACTACTCCTTTACGCGTGGGTGGATCAGAATTTCTTAAAAATTCTATAAGAGCTGTTTTATCTTCTGAAGGATTATTTTTATTTTCCAGTTCAAGATTTCGCCTTAACCATGTACTATTTTGAAGTTCGTATTTTTGTTGTGGATTCATAATAATCAATTATAAATCTTATTTTTAAATTAAATTAATTTTCCAAAGACTTATTACACGTGGCGCAACAAATAGTAATCGTTGATTTATCCTCGAGGTCTTTAACTAATTCGAACAATTCACGAGTATCCCAATTAAGCTTTTCTCCATTTTCTATAGCAATTTTTCGGATTCCGTCTTTAATTTTAACCCCAATATGTGCACAAGTTAATTTCTCTTTTTCCAGATTACATTTAGGGCATTTATATCCGCCACTGGTTAATCTAAACTTATTTTTGTAACTTCTAACTCCTGGATATTCCATAAGTCTTTTCTGTTGCGCTTCCCTGAGGACGAATACAGTGAATTCAAGTTTATCGATGAACGATTTGTTTTCGTTTATCCTTAAAATACTACCTGAAAATTCTGCTACATTGTCATTTATAACAGGAGGACAATAATTCCTGTTGTGTTGGGTACACTTATCTCCTATAACAGCGGGTCTACTGCATTGATATCCATTTTTTGTAATACAAATACAATTTGACATTTTGAAATCTATAAGTTATACTTTAGCCTGTGCCAAGGCTTTAAGCCGGTGAAATAAAATGATTTAAAAATTAAATACATACACATTTAATTACTAGTTTTATGGACAAAATCAATGAATTGAAATCAATTCCTATGCATGAACAGCGTTCTGATGCGTGGTTTAAACAAAGAGAAAACAAATTGACATCAAGTGACGCAGGAACAGTTCTAGGCTTGAATCCTTATCAAAAACCAAAAGAAGTACTTTTTAAGAAATGTGGTCATGATCCAAAGCCATTTGTTGGTAATATTGCTACTCGTCACGGTCAAAAGTATGAAGACGAAGCTATTGAGAAGTATTGTAAACTAACTGGTCAAAAGAGTTACGAATTTGGTCTTATTGCGCATGAAGATGTCCACGGATGTGATGAATATCCTTGGCTTGCTGGTTCGCCAGACGGTATTTCTATTAGTCTAACAGATCCTAATGCAAAGCCCATTCTATTGGAAGTTAAGTGTCCTTATAAGAGAAAGATTGTTCCGGGAAAGATTCCGGAGTATTATTATCCTCAAGTTCAGTTGAATATGTTCATTTGCGGACTTGAAGTTTCTGATTTTATTGAATATCTTCCTCCGAAAACTATGAGTATTGTAAGAACTTACATTAATCATAAGTGGCTTAAGAAGAATTTGCCTATTCTAGACAGGTTTTGGAAGGATGTAGTTCATTACCGCGAAGCGGGAATTGAGACTCATCCTGAATTTAAACACCCTAAGAGAGTTCTAGATATTACAACCGAAGACAATTCAGACGTTTCACCTGTTGTTCTTACTGAATGCCTAATAGTTGATTAAATTCATTCATTTTATTTAATTTAATTTCGTTTAATAGTTTAAAAGAATAAAATATACAAAATGTAAATGGGAATTAGAGGATTAAATGCCCTTATAAAAAAGCATTCTCCCGATAGTATAACACAAAATGACATTAGAAAATACTATGGTAAAATTGTAGCCATAGATTGTAGTATACTACTCTACAAATTTAAATATGCATCAAATATCGAGAATTCACATTTAGTTGGTATAGCAAATAGGGCAAAATTTTATGTAATGAATGGAATTCTACCTGTTTTTATATTTGATGGAGTTCCTCCTGAGGCCAAAAACATTACACTAGAAAAGAGACAGGCTGCTAAACATAAAATATATATTCGTTTAGACGAACTCAAGGAAAAAGTCCCACAGAGTGAGGAAGAAGAAATTGAAATAAACAACGAAATTGAAAAATTACAATCACAGATTATAATTGTAAAAAAGTATCACATTGACCAATGTAAAGAATTTCTAGAAAAATCTGGTATTCCTTATTGTACAGCACCAAATGATGCTGAAAAATATTGTGCTTTTCTTCAAAAAAACAAACTAGTAGATTATACTGTTACCGACGATTCTGACGCTCTTACATTTGGTTGTTCTAATGTTCTAAAAACAAGTATCAGTAAGCAAATAACCGAAATAAATTTAGAAAAACTACTAACAGACATTGACATGTCTATAGATAATTTTGTGGATTACTGCATTCTATCTGGTTGTGATTATACGGAGTCTATTCCACTTATAGGACCAGTAACTGCATACAATTTAATAAAGAAACATAAATGTATAGAAAATATCGTATCAAGTGGTATAAAATTAACTGAAAATTTTAATTA